GAAAACAGATGGTTAAGAAAGCAAAGAATAGTTTGATGAAGATGATTGAACAGAACCCGGAGTTCAAGATGAAGATGAAGAAGGGGAAGTAGATGGCCTTAAGTCCAGTAATCCTGAACAAGATTAAAGAATGGCGAAAGGATGCAGTCCTCTTCGTTCAGGAAGTACTGTTGATAAATAAGCCACATATTAAGATCGCTACTCAGCAGATGGAATTCCTTCGTGCTCTTCCCAACGAGAAGCGAATCTCAATTCGTTCGGGCCATGGAACTGGCAAAGATGCATCTGCTTCGTGGGCAATCTTATGGTTCCTCTCAACTCGTGCCATGGCTAAGGTAGTTTGTACTGCACCTACTGCTCGCCAGTTAAATGACATTCTATGGTCTGAGATTAGCAAGTGGGCACGTGATTCAGCAATTCAAGATGAATTTGTAATTCAATCTGAAAAGATATTCAAGAAAGAGGCGCCAAAGGAATGGTGGGCTCGCGCAGTTAGTCCTTCGGTGAGAGCAGATCCGGCGGATCAAGCAGAGACTCTTGCTGGTTTTCATGGAGATCATCTTCTAATAGTTGTTGACGAAGCATCTGGTGTCGAAGATCCAGTCTTCATCCCCATTGAAGGTGCATTGACTCAGGAGGACAATAGAGTCCTGTTGATTGGAAACCCTACTAAGAACAAAGGCTACTTTCACGACACGCAATTTCATAGTGAGATTGCAAAACAGTGGTACAAACTACACTGGGATTCGAGAGATTCTGAGAATGTTAAACCTGATTACCCTGCTTATATGGCTCTGAAGTATGGTGTTGACTCCAACGTCTTTAGAATCAGGGTAGCAGGTGAACCTCCGTTAGAAGATGAAAGAACATTAATTCCTTTGTTTTGGGCTGAACAATGTATAGGAAAACAAATCGAAGTAGCGGATGATGAGCCAACCTATTTGGGTGTTGACGTTGCTCGGTATGGCGAAGATCGTAGTGTTGTTCTGCCCAGACACGGTTTGCAGATTCTTCCTTGGCATTCCTATCAGGGAATGAACACCATCACTCTTGCGGATCACATCCTGGTAGATTACAAGGATCTCGAAGCCGATGGTTGTTCGATAGATGTTATTGGAGTTGGTGCTGGTGTTGCAGACTATTTAAGAAAACATCGTCTACCTGGACTCTTTGATCTCAATGTCTCATGGGCCTCAAGTGATCCTACTAAGTTTGCTCTGTTGAGAGATGAACTTTGGTGGAGAGTTCGCGAGAAGTGTATGTACGGATACTACTCGTTTCCAGATACCAAAATAGCAGGAGACACACTTTCACTCGGACAGGAATTAGCAAATGAACTATCTACTCCCTTCTATGAGTTTAATCGTAATGGAGGTGTTAAGGTTGAAGGAAAGAAGGAGATGAAGAAGAGAGGGATTGCATCTCCGAATATTGCTGATGCTCTTTGTGCGACAGAATTCTTTTATAATGTATCTGCAAAGATATTTAAGAAGAAGGAAACTCGAGTAACTCCTTCGTTCCGTCCGATAGGACGTGCGTATCCTTCGCGAAGACCAGCAGGTTTGCAGGCATGGAGGACTATGTAATGAACAAAGGTATGTCAATTTTTGACAATTCTCCAACTAAAGTAAGTATATTATTCTTTGGAGAATGGCCATTTCCATTGTTTATATTCGATTGGCATTGCAATAAGATAAGATTATTCCTGCTAACACGGGGCGGGCGGAACGCCCGGTGGGGTGTCCCCATCAAATCTAATAGGAGGTAAAGACCATGATTAAGCTTCGATCTACTGGCACTGTTTCCATCTCTTCTGGCACTATCGCAGCGTCTGGCACCTACACAACAGACCCAATGGACTGCGCAGGACTTGAAGGATTCTTCTCTCTTCAATGGACTGTTACTGGAACAGGAACAATGAAAGCAGAAGTTCTTGTATCTAATGATGGAAGTACTTTTCTCGAATTAGATGCAGATATTACTTCCACTCAGACAGCATCCACTGGAACAGGTGGAGTAAATATGACTGATTTTGAAGTTACTCCTTGTAACTTTATGAAGATTAAATTTACTGAGACTGGTGGAGCAACTGCAGCTGTTGTTGTCGCCAGACTTAAAGCACTTTAAGGAGGTCTACGATGAGTAAAGATTCTAAGTTATTCAGATGGAACTCCTTGGCAAGATTTCTTGCAAAAGCGCATACTTGGACAGGAGTGCAGACTATTGGCAGTATTACAGCTGGCACGATTCGTGCATTAATTGATGAGGATGTTGAACCAGCAACAGATACATTGACTGCTAATCAATGTTCTGGAGGACTTATCAATAATTATGGGCAGACTGGTGATGTAACACTTACACTTCCTGCTTGCGCTGCTGGAATGAATTTTAATGTGGTTCTTGGAACTACAGTTGCAAAGTTCTTCCTCCTGCATCCCAATGCTGCAGATTATATTGTATTGGATGGTGTAGTTGGTGCAGTCCATAAAGGTGTACAGGTGGCGTCTGCAACGCAGGGAAATGCAATACAGTTTGTTGCTTTTCAGACTGGTGCGGCAGCATACTATTGGGAAGCAACTACTACTTCAGGTCCTTGGATCGTTGAAGCATAGGAGAATGTCATGAAATACACACTGAGTGCAGAAGCATTAGAAGGTTACGAGTATGAAGCAGCGAACACTGGCGTGGCTGTGGAAGATATGATTCAGAAAAGAATTAGTGATCAGGGGATGTCCTTTCTGGCTGAGAAAAAGAGGACCTCAGTGAAGAGGTTACTCACTAAGGTTGAGAAAAATCCTGAAGCATATAGGGCTAATATTGAAGCTACTGCGGCTGTTGTTGAGTTGCCGATACCTGAGAAGGTAATGGAAGTGAGCAAGGAGATCTAACCATGATGCTTTTACCTCCTCAACCAGTTGTTTATCGCGGCATCGTCGCTGGCCTTCGAGTTAGTGCGGCTCCTGATGTTGGGTTTATTGATGCCCTTTCGATTACTCCTGAAGTTGCCAATAGTGTTAAGTTGCATGAGAATGTAGTTGTGGCCTCGACTGATTCAAAGATCTCTACGGCCGCTACTGCTGCCTTCGTAGACTTCGGAGCAGGGACTACGAACCTTACTGATCACCTTGGCAAGTATCTCGTCGTGAAGGATAGTACTGGCAATATGATCAAGGGATGGATTAAGGCGGCGGGGAGTGCGGAGAGTTATTTTAACGAACTTTTAGCAAACACGGAGTTTGAAAATACTACTGACGTTAGTTCCTTTAGTTCTGCAACTTTAACAAGTGTTGCTGGAGGAAAAACGAACAACTGTCTTTTGATAGCCCGTAACGGCGTTGCGAATCCAGGTGGGTTTGAATCGTTAAATACCGTAGTAAATGGATTATATTTGGCAAGTGTCTATGCCAAAGCAAAAGAAGAAGCTACGGCTGCGTTAGGGATCTATCGAACATCAACTGCGCAAGTTGCTTATAAAATTGTAACTGCGGAAGCTGCTGCTGATTGGTCGGTACAACTTTCACTCTATTATACCGTACCAGCAACTCCTCAATACATGATTATTCAATCTGTTGCGGCTGCTGGAACTAACGGAACGTATTTTGATACTGCCTCAGTAAAACAGGTTATAACTCCCTCCGCAACCGGTGTCACCATCTCCTCCACCAAGAATGGCACAGCGATGGATAACTGGGAGGCATTGAACGTAGGAGGGACTTTCAACTACGCAGATGCCAATGGCTATACATACACCATCTATGACCGTGATCTTACCTCTTTCACAGACGGCAATTACCAGATCGAGATTTACCCTTCGACTACGCCGAGCGGCAGGGTGCTAAAGGGGGTGCTGAAGGCGGTGGGGACGAGCGAAGGACTTAGCGCAACAGAACTAATAACTGGATGGACAAACAACACAACACATCCCTATGAAACTACTGGAGCATCTTTCGGAACAGCAGGGACAGAAATTACAGCCGCCATCAATACAACCGGATATGGGATGGCTTACACGAATACGCTATCTCCTACACAGGGAATGTTGCTAAAAGCGACGACTACACTAACCCTAAACAGCGGAACGGCACCAAATTTGTCTCTCGCTGGTACGATAGCAGGAGCGGCTCCAAATGCAAAATCGGTGTTACTTGCTGCTGGAGCTAATGCAGTTTATTATTCGGCTATTACTGGGATAACGCGCCTCCTATTCATTAATGACACGGGAGTAGCGACAAACTTTTCAACGGCAACGACATCTTTTAAACAAGTCACCGCTCCCTCCTCCTCTGGCTCCCGAATCGTCTCCGCAAAGGGCGGCATTTCCTACAACTTCTCCGTGAACCAGTGGATTGCAGCGGATTATAACCAAGCGGCATATACGGTGATTATTAGGAAGTTAAGAGGTTAAGTATGAAGTTAAATCTATCTCCATTATGCCTAATCTTCTACCGATCCGACCTTGGGTTAGACAAAGATAACAATAAACCAATCTTAGGTTTAGCCAAAGGTCCGATTGTCTGGATTCTCGAATCATCTAAGAATGATAAAGGGGTCTTGGCACATGAACTCGAACATGTTCGGCAGGCATGGAGAGGATTGATCATCTTCCATGCACTTCTTCTATTCATTCCTGCGTACGATAAGTGGTGCGAGAAGAAAGCAATGGAAGCGCAGTTACAAAACACCTGAACGTTGACTGAGGAGGAATGGGCGATGATAGAGACATCCTTAATAATTAGCACGATTCTAAGTAACGGAGCGTTTATCGGAGTTACAGCTTTCTTTGCCAAGAGGTGGATGGATAAGACAGATAAGAATACAGATCAAATCTATAACTATAGAAAGGCAGACGCCAAGACGATTTCGGACGAACTAAAACTTGTCACCAGAGAACACCAACTTGATTTTAAAAATACTACAGACAGACTTGAAGCGAATCTCAATAGGATATATGATCAAATCCGTATTGCTAACGGTAGGACTGCCAAGATAGAAGGTGGACTCGAAACTGTCCGTCAGGTATGTGCGGAGAAACATAAGAATGATAATGGAGGCAAATAATGAAAAATCTATTCAGCATTAAAGGTCTTAGCACATTGGCAGTTGTCCTGATTATTCTATTTTTCATTTTCTTCTTCGGTGGCGGATACTACGGATTCCACGGATGGAACGGATACTATCACGGTGGCGGGGGAGGACTTATTGTCTTGGTTCTCGTCATTTTACTACTGACAGGAAGATTATAGGAGGTAGACTATGAAGTGGTTATGGCTCTTAGTTCCTATTGTAATCGGAGTAATTTTCTATCTGGCGAAGGTATAGAATGAAGCACTTTGAACTGTATGAACTTGTAGATCGTGCGACCTTTGAGGTACGGGGAGAAGGTGCTTGGGACCTGCTTCAACCTGATCTCCTCTACTCGCTGGATGGTCTACGAGACTTCTTCAATGCTCCAATTACAGTAAACAACTGGTATGGTGGAGGGCCTTTTCAGTATAGAGGATACAGGGGAGTTAACTGCCAGATTGGCGCAGCGCAGTCTTATCATAAAAAGGGAATGGCAGCGGATCTTGATGTTGAAGGATATGATGCTGCTGATGTTAGAAGAATCATTCTTGAGAATCAGGATAATGAGTTCCTGCAAAAGATTCAGAGGATGGAAGCAGATGTTACTTGGGTGCATATTGACTTAGGCAATCCTCCAAAGGGAAGGAAACGTATCTACGTTTTTAAGGCATAGTATGGCATACTTCAAAGACATGGTAGATTTCTGTGGGACTCCATCAAGTGGGAGATTCGCATTTCTATTTTCAGTCTTGGTATCCAATGTAGTGGTCTGGTACACTTGGTTATTCGTTTGTATGTGGACAAGAAGTATGGTTGATATTCCTACTGGAGTTTATACTGCATTAGCTATCTGCAACGGAGTGGCTTTCATTGGTAAGGGAATTCAATCATTTGCTGAGAGACCAACAGCTAACACTCAGACCCAGACGTTTACGCAATCTTCAACGAAGTCTACAGTAAAGACAGAAGCGGAGGCCGAGAATGAGATTCGGAAACTTGGAAATCAATAATAACTGGATGTATTTGAGCGGTCTGATACTGGCGGGAGTTCTATTAATGGTTATCCTGTCTATCCCTTCTTGCCAGAAACCAGTAGTCACTCCACAGCAGACCTTCAATGAAGTTCTTGCTATTGCTCAGAAGCCTCTACTTGCCCAGATTGAGGATCAGAAGCGACAGGTGGCAGACTTTAAATCGAGACTATCTGTTAGTGATGCAAAGTACAAGACTTTGGTTGACAAGTATGTCGATCTGGAAAGGAGAAAGAATGAAGTCAAACCACCGACAACGAATAAAGAGCTTCGGGATCGCTTCGTTGCTCTTGACTTTGCTCCTCTTCCCATCAAATAGTCAGGCCCAGAATGTCTGCTTTGATGATAAGACTGCAGGGGCAATGGTTGTTGCTTTAGAGAAAGCTAAGATTGCTGAAGAGCAGTTAGCAACACAGGCTGGTGGAAATATTGAACTTCAGAACCAAGTTGATATTCTCAGGGGAACGATTAAGCTTTATGAAGACCAGATTGTTGTCTACAAAAATATGAGTGAGATGAACACTAAGATGGGTGACATGAAGGATAAGGCTTGTGCCGAACAAGTAAAGGCGGTCACTCCTACTTTTACTCAGAACATGGGAAAGTATTCGTTAGGCGCAGTAGTAGGTGCTATACTTACTGGAATTGCACTTTTAGTGTTATAGATATCCCGGGCAGGACTGGGTAGGTGTTTCGTCTCCTTCAACCT